CAATTCCTGCGCCCCATCCCAGTCATGTTGATCGAGACCAGCTCCCGATTGTAATGTACCATTCTCTAATCCGTCAGCCTGTCCACTACCACTCCCTGACTCGTTGTCCTGCGAGTCACTACCACCACTCCAATCCAACATGTGCGAGTCTTCCTCCTTACGTAGTATGTGAAACACCTGCGCCTCGTCCATACCACGGAACCGCTCATCGATTAGCCCACCCTCTGGTAGTTTGGCGAACCCATCGGCCTTGTTATCATCGACTATCCTGATATTAATAACGTAGTCACATGCGCAGTTAGCTAGGAACGGATCAATATCATACATCCATCGCCACGTAGTGAGGTGACGGTATAGCTTGTGCCCCTCATCCTCGTGCAGTACTAACCCACGCAATTCGGCATCGGTTAGTCCGTCAACAAACGCACGCCCATACTTGACATCACGCCCATTAGTACAGGCTGTCGGTATATCTTCCTCGATAGTTTTCTCACCCAACATCAGCACCCCTGCTAATGCTGTGTATCTGGGGTGACCCATTATTGCTACAACTGCTTTGGACAGTCGCTCCTCTGCGTTGAGTTGTTTACCTATGTTTAACATTGTCTCTCTCCTATACCTTGTCGGCGGCGAACATGTAGTTGTTCTCCCTCGCCCACGTTGTGAAGTTCTTGCTCTGCATAACGATAGAGCGATGTGCGTACGTGTTGGCTCGTACTCCATTGGCGAATAGACCCTGCGCTGACTTGTCTAGTCGTTCCATGTACGTCACCCAGCTATTTATCCACTCACGATTCATCGCACCCAGTGCGCGATACACTGTCATACATACTGCTGACGCTGAGTCAGGTACCTTGGCGTTGAGTGGATCGTCCTTGATAGATTGCAGGGACGGTAGTTGGTCGGCTAACTTCACGAATGCCATCATGTCTAGTGCCCCACGGTCACCGATAGTACCTATAAGTAAAGCTGATAGGCTGTGATCGTCAAACAAGTGACGCTTCTTGAGTATGTTACTTGCCGCCTCCAATGATCGCGGCGTTATGAATGACTGACGCTGTGCCTTGGGGTGATTGATATAGGGATTGTCGTTCGGGTCTTTCACGTCCTCAAACCCCTGTAGTATCTGGGGGAACTCCCGTATGAATCCCAATACACTAGGCTCCCACGATTTGTTGATGCCGTGTTCGATCAACTCATCACTCGTAGACTTGCGTGCAGTAACAATAGTGAAACGGTTACGCGCATGTGCAGGGATAGTATCGCCCACACCCTCCGCGCCTAGGTTACCAGTGGCGAATTGGAGGCTACCTTCTGGTAACTTCTTAGTGCCTACCATACCTTCTTGTATGGTAACGAGTGTACCGTTCTTCACTGACTGATTACCCTTAGTCCACTCGTCCCACATTATAATCAGTGGCTTGTTGCGGTGAATACCAAACTCCTCATTGGGTAGGTATGTCACAAACCCCTCGTCTGTATTGAGTGAGGGTATACTCAGGTCACCTAGGTCTTTGGTGACACAGTTAAAGTAACATGGTACGTGGTCGGGAAACATATCCGCTAGTATCTTAAGTATTGATGTCTTACCATTACCCATGTGACCTTGTACCATAATAGTTTGGGTATCCCCTACTGCCGCGATAGCTGTGGCTATTTGGGTAAGGCTCATTCCGTACATTTGTTGTGTATTCATAGTTTTTACTTAGTCTCTTAGTTAAGTTTTGTATACTCAGGTATACATTTTGTTATACATATGTATAACTTTATGCGTCTTTCCGGTTGATATAGATTATGTTGTTACCTCCCCTTGTAAACGCTTTATAGCTAGTTCAAGTTTTAAGCACTTTTCACCTGCATGTTGCAACGTTAATTTGGTTTCGTCGTTTAGCACGGCTATTGCTTCTTGGGTTTCGATAATTGATGAAGCTATGGACTGCAAAGTGTCTATAGCGTTGTTTAAATCTTTCATGGTTCGTCCTCTGTTATATGGTTTCCAACACGCGACCACTCTCGGTCACAATCTTGTAGTACGACACACGGTGAGTACGTAGCGTGCGTAAGTTGTTGTAGTGCTTGGTGCGCTTGTAGTTGCGCACACGTAGCACCGTCTGTCCGTCCATGTTGCCCAGTACGGGCCTATCGTTTGAGTCATACGCTTCGACATAATATTTCATCTTACATATCCAGTGATGGTAGTGACTTGATAGCTTCGTCTACTGCCCTTTTGGTTTCGACGCGGAGTGTCTCGTTCTCACGTAATCCATCGGGGGTGACGCCGCGCAGTGCATCGTCTAGCTTGTTAGCCATTGCTGACATTTGTGAGTCACCTGTAACATTACACACAGTAAGTAGTTCTACCATGTCGATCACGTTGTCCACTAGTGAGTCACGAAATATCTTCTTCTTGTCATCGCCACTGTAGTCTAGTCGATCAGACATATTCGCCAGTGCCTTGTACGTGCGTTGCCACACGTCGTTCATTGCGGATACCAGTTGCTTGTTGTAGTACTCACTGTAGTGATCTTTGAGCACCTGTTGTTGCTCGTTACCTATATCTATACGAAAGTCCCCTGCATCGGGCAGAGGTATGTAAGATATAGTAAAGCTGAACTTACTGCGTATGGATTCCTCTGAGGGGTAGTCCTCACGTCTAAACAAGTCACCGAGTCGTGCCTGTGCGCGGCTTATCTCCCACGTATAGTTGTCACAAAACGTATCTCTCTTAATATAGAACTCTGCCTGCAACCCAGTCAGTATGCCGTGGTGCTTGAAGTATACTGGCATGGTCAGTAGCCGTTGCCCTAGGTCACTCCACGGCATAGTCGCGTCGTAGTTGATGTTACGTGTGTTGGCTACAAACTTATGTATCGCGGTCAGTTCGTCACAGTTACCCAGTAACTTCTTATTGACTGACGCGGTGCCCTTGTCGGCGTAGTTCTGGCTTGTCACTGTAGCTGATGCTGACTTGTCTTTCTTACGGCCTGTCCAACAGCTAATCTTTAACTCTACTAACATTGCGCTTGACCCAATGGATGGCGCGTTTACTTGTGGTACGTTCATCGCACCTGTGTCGTTAGTCCTTACATCAAAGTATGGTACGTTCATTTCTTTAGCTAGGTTTTCCATTTTACTTCTCCGAGTTTGTTATACATATGTATAACTTTTATTTAGGTTCACTATCTTTTCTTTTAAGGAATCGGTCGATTGAGTTTTGGTTGTACCCTGCATAGTAAGCAAACTCAACTAGTCTAAGTAAGGCGTCAGACAGCCCGATACCTTCTTCGTTTTCACGCATCACGTTGCATTTTAAGAGTACTTCTTCGATGTCCATCACTCACCTCCTAGGTTAGTCCGTTAACTGTTCACCATTAAATCTTCTGATAAGCTCTTCTGCCCATGCTTTGTGTGATCGCTCCTCTTCGCGGTTGTTCTCATAATCAAAAAGAAGTTTAGCTGTGTCGTCCTCAAGAGTAACAAATCTCATGGACTCTTCTAACAATAGCCTCTGTGCCTCGTACTTCTCCCAATCATCGGCATACATGAGACGAGTCTCTTTCCCACGGTACTGCCGATAATAGATTGCACTGCGAACCCAACGCCGTTCCTCCCAGTCGTAGAATACGCAAACAATACCGCGACCATTAAAATCTAAGTTACCACTAAGACCGCAGACTTCTACGTTACTCATCACTCACCTCCTTGCGTTGCGTGCCAGTACTTTTTAAGGTCGGCATCTATATCTTGATTGAACATACCATCAAGTAGCGTCTTTGCTCTACTTACCTCTATAGAGTAGTTATTAAGAAACGCATCAGCCATGTCATCCCTATGGGGGACTGTATCTTTCTCTGTGACTATCTCGTGTGCGCAGGATGCTACGTGGTCTTTCCATTCGCTTGTCATGTCTGTATCTCCTAATTGATTTCCTATACATATGTATAACTTTTGTGGGGCTAATCACGTGATAACAGTGAGACTGTGTGTTAACCAATAGGCGCGATTTCTCAAGCCATGTAACCATTATACGCCTATGGTGTCTTATGTCAAATGGTACACATACGTGTTGTTCTGTGTGTGTTTGTGTATTGTACTGTATTGTACTGTATTGTACTGCTGTGTAGGTCTGTAAGTCATTGATATTAAAGTACTGTTCTTTTGTACCGTTTTTTACGAAAATGGGGTGGGGGGAAACTTGGCGAGAGCGCCTTGGAACATTAGGTTGATTTTTTTACCCTGCCCCCCCTATTTCTCCAAAATGGTACAATACAATTACTATTTTATAAATAGATAAGAATAGATAAGTTTAGGCACATTGCTTCTAGCACACCTGCTGAATACCTAACACCGCAGGGTACGTCTACGCACGAAACTACAATGTACCTTTTAGCCCTTTTAAAATGGTACAAATGGGGTACAAACGTGGTACAAATGGAACAATACAAAAACTAATTTTGGAACATTACAAAGCTATACATATGTATAACTAAACGTGCACATACGTGCTGTTAGGCGCAACGCGGATGAGGAACTGGCTTCGGTGTAACAAGTTAATGGACAAGGCGCAACGCGGATGAGGAACTGGTCTCGTGGTCACTTTTCTTGGGGCGAAAAAAAAGGCACCCTTTCGGATGCCCTTGGTTAGTTAGTGTTTAGGTTCGACTGGGGTATGAGGTACTTGAAGCAATGCGATGATCTTCGCTCTCAATTTGCCGATCTCGGTTGCGGTGATCTGTCCTAGGTTGTTGACGTGCCAGTTCTGTAGGTCGGTCTCCTTCTTGATCGCCTTCATTGCTATGGCATTCGCTTCATCAACCACCTTGTCGCCTGTCTTGGGTTGTTGTGGCGCCTTAGTCTTGGCCTTGGACTTACTAGCTTTGAAGTCGGCATCTTGTCGCAACCTTAGCGCATCCCGTTGAGCGGCCATCTTGCGACCGATCAGTTGGATGTCTGCGTCCTTGATAACCTTATCAGCCTCACTAAGTGACTTAACAGGTAGAGCGTGCATCTTTACAGCCTTTGCGCCTATCCCTTTAAGTATCGCGTGCTTCAATGCCTTGTGTAACTCAGGAGTAGATGTTGACTTGCCGCTCTTACTATTGGGGCTAATGTAGTCAGTCCACAACATACCATCCGCGTGCATCTGGTCGGTGCACGCCTGAGCCGCTATACGACCGCGACCTTCTGCCGCTACTGACTTAGTTAATAATGATTCAGCCTTGGGAGTGAATCGCTTAGGTAGTGCATTTGCTTCATTGGTGTTTTTCATAGTGTGTTGCCTTATATAGTTATCAGAAGCATTATTGCTCAAGATGGGTCTATGATAACAGGTTATGGTATGTTTACAATAGATAGCTTACAAACCTATACATATGTATAGGAAAAGGCACGTTTAGCCACATTGAGTAGGGTACCCGCCCCCCATAGCCCCATTGTGGTGAGCCGGAGTCCCGCCTCTCTATATATTACTAATCTACACGAATTATTCGTTATTTTTTGAGTTTGGTACCCCACCCCCCTCTTGAGGCCGTACCCCCCACCTTGTTTTTGGAATGCCTTGTTAAAAAAATTTTATACCTATAAAATCGATCCCTATGGACGAAATAGATAGCGCGGCGTCTAAGGGACGCATAGGAGAATGCTTAGTAATCTACATGCTAGAAAAGTGTGGGGTAGAGTGCCACCACGTAGATCGTTCCGGCGTGGACTTATGGTGCCAGTCACGGAACAGGGATGTATTTACCGTGCAGGTAAAGTCCGCCAACAGAAGTTCTGCTAGACCCAGATACCCTTTTAACGTAAACACAACTAAGACCGCAGACTTCTACGTGTTCGTGGCTTTAGACTTAGAGCGGGTAATTGTAAAACCAGTGTCAGAGATACCGTACAAGACAACCTTACGGATACCAATAGGGGACTTTACTGAGGAAGAATCTAATAGGGGACTAGCCTTATTAAGCAATTTTAAAAGGGAAGACCATCTTCCACAGCGATAAGAAGAAGCCCGGTTACAAAAATAATACAGAAAGAAATAAGAAACATAGAAAAGCAAATCACAAAAGTAACCTTAGTAGTTAGTACATCGTTGGAAGAGGCCGCATTATAGTTGTTTATGAAAACCAAGTGTGATATAAATGCACTTCCGGTGAATAACCTGCGACTACAATATGACGATTAAACTCGAACCCGAAGTTGGGGTTCCGCTTTTTGACGACGATCCTGCGGTGGACTTGACTGTTCGTGCGCAAGCAGCAAGAACTACAGCTTTAGAGTTGGCAGAACACGGGTTAGAATTGAAGCCTAACAAGGAAGACGAAGACGTAGCAGCTAAAATCGCTATGGCGTATGCTGACGACCCCGAAAAAACTTCTAAGAAAGTAACCCCCAAGCGACTAGCTACCCTAACACCTGCCTCTCTGGTGCTTACAGGTAACATATTGACCGAATTTGGTCAGTCAGTAGTGCAGTCAGCCGTCACAGTACGACACCTAGTAACTAATAAGCTCATCCTAGAGACAGAAAATGCCGATCCACGCGTCCGTATCCGAGCGTTGGAGTTATTGGGTAAGATTTCAGACGTAGGGTTGTTCGCGGAGAAGTCAGAAGTGACAGTAACACACCAGTCAACGGCTGATTTGAAGGCAAAACTACGTACTAAGCTAGAGAAACTAGTGAATCCCCCCTTATCAGTAGACCAAGAGATCGTTTTAGGTGGTGAAGTTATAGATTTAGACGAAGAACTGGGGATATCTACGAGTGAGTAACCTAGCTACCGACTTCACACAGGAAGAAATCCAGCATATGTTGGATAATATCGATGATTTCAGTGCGGATGAGGTGGTAGAGATAGAAAGACTGGTAGATGAGCTAGATATACGACGTATAAACAAGCTAGCGTATGATGACCTGATAGAGTTTAGTAAGGTAATGATGCCTGACTTCATTGTGGGTAAGCATCACCGCATATTAGCCGACCTTTTGATGGAAGTTGAGCGGGGAGACAAGGATAGAGCGTGCGTAAACATCCCTCCTAGGCATGGTAAGTCCCAATTAGTGTCTATTTTCTACCCAGCGTGGTATTTAGGGCGTAATCCGGACAAGAAAGTGATGATGGTGTCGCACACAACCGACCTTGCGGTAGATTTTGGTCGTAAAGTACGTAATATTATTGCTAGTGAGGCTTATAGGAGCATATTCCCTACTGTAAAGTTAGCCAGTGACTCTAAATCAGCAGGTCGATGGAGTACTAACACAGGTGGAGAGTACTACGCGTGTGGTGTTGGCTCTGCATTGGCGGGTCGTGGCGCCCACTTACTGCTTGTAGATGACCCACATTCTGAGCAAGACGTGATTAACGGTAACTTTTCCGTGTTTGAGAAGGCATATGAGTGGTTCACATTCGGTGCTCGTACTCGTCTAATGCCGGGGGGTAGTGTAGCTATCATCCAGACTAGGTGGCATATGGACGACCTGACAGGCCGTGTGGTCAAGGATATGTCCCAGAACGAGCGAGCTGACCAGTATGAGGTCATAGAATTCCCTGCGATACTACAGGTTGATGACCCAGACACAGGCAAACCCATAGATAAGCCCTTATGGCCTGAGTTCTTTGACCTTGAGGCACTATTACGTACTAAAGCATCCATGCCTGTGTTCCAGTGGAACGCTCAGTACCAGCAACAACCTACCGCAGAAGAAGCCGCACTGGTTAAAAGAGAGTGGTGGAACGAGTGGGAGCAGGAACGGCCTCCAAGTTGTGAGTATATAATCATGTCGTTGGACTCCGCAGCAGAAAAACACAACCGCGCTGACTTTACAGCATTGACTACGTGGGGAGTATTTCTCAATGAGGACACTTCAGCGTATAATATAATATTACTTAATAGTATTAAAGAGCGTATGGAGTTCCACGAGCTAAAAGAAATGGCTATGGAACAGTACACAGATTGGGAACCAGACGCTTTTATAGTAGAGAAAAAGAGTTCGGGGGTCGCGTTATACCAAGAAATGCGTAGAATGGGCTTACTTGTACAAGAATATACCCCCCACAGAGGTTCTGGTGATAAACTAGCGCGTTTAAACTCAGTATCTGATATCGTGCAGTCTGGGCTATGTTGGGTTCCTCAGACACGGTGGGCGGAAGAAGTAGTAGAAGAGATAGCTGGATTCCCCTTTATGAGTAACGATGACTTGGTGGATTCTACAGTTATGGCACTTATGAGGTTTAGGCAGGGCGGCTTTATACGCTTACCTACAGACGAACCAGAAGATATTAAATACTTTAAACGACGCGGCAGCGGGTTTTATTAAGAGGTTAGATCATGGCAATCGAAAAAGGTTTGTACGCCGCCCCTGAAGGCGCAGAAGAAAAAGAATTAGATGGGGAGTTGGTCGAGTCAGAACTTGCCATTGAGATAGTAAACCCCGAAATGGTAACTTTGGATAATGGTAGCGTAGAGATTACTCTCATTCCGGGCGATGAGGCTGACATGTTAGGGTTTGACGATAACCTAGCCGAAGCCTTGGATGAGGGCGTACTAAACGAGCTAGCAGGTGAGTTAATAGGTATGGTAAAGGCCGACGTAGATAGCCGTAAAGAGTGGGCTGATACATACGTTAAAGGTCTAGACATACTAGGATTTAAACAGGAAGCAAGAACTACTCCTTGGGAAGGCGCTTGTGGGGTTAACTCTACTGTTTTGTCTGAGGCAGCTATTAGATTCCAAGCGGAGACAATGAGCGAGACGTTCCCCGCAGCAGGGCCAGTACGGGTAAAGATTCTAGGTAAAGAGAGTAAAGAGAAGCTAGAAGCCGCAGAACGGGTTAAGGCGGATATGAACTACCAACTTACTGAGACTATGGTTGAGTATCGCCCAGAACACGAGCGTATGCTATATAGCCTAGGACTAGCAGGATCAGCGTTTAAGAAGGTTTATTTTGACCCTACCTTGAACAGGCAGGTCGCTATCTATATCCCAGCAGAAGACGTTATTGTGCCTTATGGAGCGTCTAATATTGAGTCTGCGGAACGTGTTACTCATGTAATGCGGAAGACTAAAAATGAAGTACGAAAGTTACAAGCCACAGGTTTTTACGTTGATGTAGACTTGGGTGATCCGTCTTCGTACCACACAGACATTGAAGAGAAGAAAGCCAAAGATGGTGGCTACTCTATAACTGATGATGATCGTTATAGCATATATGAAATTCATGCTGACCTTGTTATTGAGGGCGTAGATGAAGATGATGACGAGCTAGCAAAACCTTACGTAGTTACTATAGAGAGAGGTAACGGTGAGATACTAGCCATACGACGTAATTGGGACGAAGAAGACGAGTTGATGTTAAAGCGTCAGCACTTCGTGCATTACGTATATGTGCCCGGATTTGGCTTCTACGGCCTTGGATTGATACACATTGTTGGTGGGTACGCTAGAGCCGGAACCTCGCTTATACGACAACTGGTGGACGCGGGTACCCTGTCTAATCTTCCGGGGGGCTTAAAGTCTCGTGGACTGCGAGTTAAAGGTGATGAGGGAGCGATTGCGCCGGGAGAGTGGAAAGATGTTGATGTACCATCAGGTAGCATCCGCGAAAATATTATGCCCCTTCCTTATAAGGAGCCAAGCCAGACTCTGCTTGCATTACTAAATCAGATTACTACAGAAGGTCGCCGTCTAGGGGCTATCGCTGATATGAACATATCTGATATGTCTGCAAACGCGCCAGTAGGTACCACACTAGCTTTGCTAGAACGTACACTTAAACCTATGGCTGCGGTACAAGCCCGCGTACACTACGCTATGAAGTTAGAGTTTAAGATGCTCAAAGCAATCATAGCTGAAGAAGCGCCGATGGAGTACGAGTACCAGCCCAATAGAGGTGAAATATCCGCA